TATCGGCGAACCAGTAGGCTCCACCGCCACAGTTTTCAAGGAAATATTCCACGCCCTGCGTGTAGATTAACTTAGGCGAGTTGGGAAGGGCTACAGGATGGCGAAACAGTTTTTCGCTACCGTAGTAATGAGCGAGTTGTGTTGCAAACTCGGCTGGTGAAAGTGTTTCAGTATTCATTGGTTAATCCTCCAGTTGTTCCACTCTAACAAGCGATAATTCTTCTTCGCGCATATCGCTAAGTTCTTTTTCGCTGATATAGTAGGGTGAATGGTCAACACGCCATTGAACGGCATTGTCTATAAAAGCGTGGGCGAAATCGTCTGCTTCATCAAAAGTATCAAACGACTGAACACTTGGATTAGGGTCCAGAGTGTCAGCATGGATGGTTACTTTGTATTTCATTGTTACCTCCTATTGGAACAGAGTGTCGTACTCATGGGCTGAAAGGAAATGGGAAAAGTTGCTATCGACAATATCTTGCCATTTAGCCCACTCATCCAGGAAAGTTTGAGCATCATCGCCCTGTATAAAGAACGACCACCCAGACTCATAATGTTTAACAGTAATACTGTCAAACTCTTGTTTGAGGCTGTAGCCACCGATAACCATAATAGACTCCTTTCTGCGAGTTAAGGTTATAGTTTAATATTAAAGTGTGAGTGCTTGAAAGCAAACACTAAATGCTCAAAGATAAAAAAGGGTGTTCCATGGATTTACAGGCAATGATTTAAGGCAGACTCTGCTTTGACAATCTACACTGCTTACAAAACGAGGCGAACAACTCCTCTGAGGGGAACAGTGTTTCGGCATCCATGGCCTTGTATTCCATAGGAGAGCCCCTTTAGCAGAGGATCACTATGTTGGACGAGGACAAACCCTTTGCTCCCCGCCACTGAAAGGAGTTTAGTCTGCCCCCTCCAATCCTAACGAATACCGCATGATAGCAATTGCTGGGTCTTTCGGCCACGGCATAATACTCAGGTTATTGCCATCGATCACCCAGACTTGTTTATGGGTATTCTTAAAACAAATGCGAGCGTGTAGGTTATCTTCAATACCTAATGCTTGGACTTCAATAGCGGTTGGACTCATCCAATCACAACTTACGATAGTCTCAAGAAGGCTCGGATTGCGTTCCAGATCTTGTCTGTCCATTTATTCCTCCTCGGTGTCGAAGTCGCTATGTGTAGGGAAATCAATTTCCCGCTCAGGGATACCCCAATCTTTGCGGTCTTCTTCGTTTTCATACCCATAACGATACTCCTCAATTTGAGCTGGCGTCATATCCTCAGCACCTACCCGATCACTTTGGTAAGTATGACCAGTGTAATAGTGCGGTTCAAAACCGCGACCATAATAAGCATCAGCACCGCCACGATCCTGTGGGCTACCATGACGCGGTAGCCCATCAGTTACAATATTAGGCTTGGAGAGATTGGTCATTGGTCACCCCTCCGTTTTGCATAATGTGTTCTTCAACGAACAGCATAGCCTCCCGATGCACATCCGGATGCCGTGCTTTCACATAAGTGTGGAACAACGATATTTCGGCATATGCCCGAGCTAAAGAATAAATATCCCGAGCGACTGCTTCAACATCACCACCAACTTTGGTGAAGTGATCCATTGCGTTTGTTTCATTAATCATGGCAAGCTCCTTTCTGTAAACTAAATGCCATATTTAATAATAGCGGTTTACACCTCTTTGGCAAGTCTTTTTGCTTCACGCTTGGCAATAGCCAAGACGCGTTGCCGAGTAATGCCGTAACGCTCACCAATGCTCTGAAGCGTTTCATTGAGGTTATACCGCCTATGCCATATATCATGATTCCGTTCGGCTTGTTTGGGCGAACCAGAGGGGTTGCCCACCCTACCGTCAGGAATATCTAGGTTATATCGCATAGACCATACCCGAGCAGTTTGGTATGAGTATCCTAACCGCTCGGCAAAGTCTTTCCAGCTAGTGGATTGTGCGGCTGTGTCGCGTATCCACTGTTCTTTATTTTCCATCCTGCGCCTCCCAATACGCATCCGATCTATCATAGGGATGTTTTGGAGTGGTTGAATCACCTGAGCGAACCTTGGAGGAGGTACGCTCTTTTGGTGTTTCATGGAAAGATTCCATGTAATTATACATCGTAGATAGAGATGAAAATACAATGGGTTTTTTCAGCATTGGTCCATCCAATACCCACATCCGGGACAAAGAGTCTTCAACTTCATAAACTTCCCAAACAGGTTTCATCCGAACCACCGTTTGATGCGCTCCCACAGGCTCGGCTGAGTCTGTGCTTCATGCTTCTGCGCTTTGTTATTGAACTGATCGACATGAATTATTGTCGGTTCGTAAGCGGCCTGAGTCTGGTAAACAATGTAGGAAACCTGATTCATGGTCAGTTTATGTTTCTTAGCAATATCTTTGAGCTTCATGCCCTTCGCTTTATCGGTGCGGACTTTCAGCTTCTTAGATTCAGTGAACAGTGTTTTACGAGCCATTTTGTGACCTCCTTGCGTTGATAATTTTCTTAGCCCTCACTTGACCCTGTGGGGTGATCTGGTAATAAAAAGGTGATACATTACCAATGCGTTTTAAATCACCTCTGGTAGCCATTGCGTAGAGCAATTTGGCTGGGTCATCTACAGGTAAATCCTGGAAATCTTTAGCGCACATAGTTGCTTCTGTCTGGTAAAACCTGACAAGCATATCGGCCGAAGCCCCTGTAGAAATAATCCTAGTAAATGAAGGTTTAGGCTTCATTTTAATTGGTGGTGGTGTTTCATCAATCACAGGGGATACATCAATGTGCTTCCCATTATTTTTAAGGAGCCATTTGATTTGCATCGCAACACTACGGCACTCTTCCTCAGCCATGCGGGTGAGGATGTTGTAGGTTTGGATGTCAATCGCTACTGATTTGTGGGTATTTGTGTCCATTTTCTTTCTCCTATGCACACAGGTCTGCTACGAATTCAGGGATAGGCCGACACTCCCACTCAAAGAGGTGTTGCTTTTCCCCACGGTAATAGTCACGGTATGCCGTGACTACATCATGATGGTGATACTCCTTGGGCATAGCCTGAGGGAATTTGGTAAACCCTCGGGCTGTGAGGTTTGGTGGAGCACACCGTAAACTAAAGAAGATATGTTCAGAGCCATGTGGTTTACCACGGCGATACCTGAACTCTTTGAATAATTGGAAACCGAGGTTCCATGTCATACGGTAGTTTTCTACCGTCTGTGCCGCCCAAATCGTGCATGGGTGATGCTGATGGTTAGGCATATACGGACCTTCGGTATTGTTGAGCCAATACGCAGTAGAGAGTATTTGCGTAGTCTCAAGCGGCATCTTAGTAATATGGTTCTTGCAGTGCATACGAGCGCACTCCTCAAGATCCATGGACAGCCAAAACAGGTTCATGGCAGTTTGTCCTCCGCAATGGGTAGGCTGACCGTGAGCTGGCGATTAGGTGGCTGGCAAACAGCGTAGACCAAAACCCTGCGGTTAGGCGACTCGCGCCTGATATCGCGGTAAACTTTAGCGCATATATTAAGGTCGGAGTATTTGGTGGTGAGATAATGGCCTCTGCCAAAAGACTCTGTAATTGTGTAATGCACGATGTAACGAAACATATCGTCTTCGTACTGTTGCCATGTGCTGTGTTCCATAGGTCATCCTTTCTACAATTAACCTATGTAAACTATAGTATGTTAGTTAACAGAATGTTAGCCCTTAATTTATCTTTTTACTCATACACTAAGGTTGTGGTGGATAAGCACTTTATTCACAGGGGCGAAGTCAGGAAGGTCAGAAAACTTTTTGTAAAGATAATTGATGCCAGTGTGCATGACTGTTTTCATCTGCTCACTTCCTTCCGAATGGCGATGGGAATAGAGCACGAGTTCAAGCATATCGGCCATTTTAAGTCTGTTCTTTTCATCTGGCGAAAGCATAAAATTCAATCCAAGGTCGTCCATCACCTTTTTCTCTGCTCTTTCAAAGGCTTGCATCACTTCAGGGAATGCCCATTTCGCAGTAGCGGGGATATCACCTAAGACAATTTCAGGTACATCATGGTACAAAGCCGCCATAATCAATTGTTTAGAACTATCTGGCCATAATTGGTCAATCAAAATGCTTACTGCGTATGAATGTGCTCCCACTGTTTGCCTCTCTGCTTGCATTGGAACAGTATGGTAGCGCAGTAAGAACTGTGCATCCCATGCTGTCATCAATGTTTTAATGTTGGTTGTTGTCTTGCATCGGCGTCCCGCCATCCTTTACTCCTCTTGCCCAAGGCTTATCGCTAAATGTTTTCTTGGCTTCACCCCAACTCGGACCGAACTCAGCATCTACAACGCTGGGGATTTGCATATTCACACAGGTTTCCATAATACCCTGTATCTTTTTACCTGTTTCTGGGTCACCTACTGATATATCCAATTCATCATGTACTTGTATCAGGGGTGTAATACCTTCTTCGTACAAGGCTACCATCGCCGCTTTAGTTTGGTCAGCGGCACTGCCCTGTATCAATCTATTTAAGGCTTTGTAAGTAAACGCTCTTTTGATAGCAGGACCATGCTCGGCATACGCATCTTGGTAAGATTGTGGCTTGAATGTGCCATAGGCATTTGGCTCCCACTTATCAAAACGACACTTGCGTCCAAGTAGGGTGCGTATCACACCTTTGTTAGAAGCACGGTTGATTACATAATCAGCCAACTGTTGCACAAAGGGGACTTTACCGTGGTACTCAGCAAACAACTCTTTTGCATCTTCAAACTCCAGCCCCAACTGCTCAGCCAGTTTGTTCTTACCCATACCGTAAAACAATCCAAGGTTGATGTCTTTGGCTTGCTTGCGTGGCACTCCCACAATATCAGCCGCCATTTGGTGAAAATCTGTATTAGCATCAATATTGTATTGGTCAGCAAAGTCTTGTGCGCCTTGCAGTTTGAGTAGGCTGGCGTAATGAACAACGAGCCGTGGTTCTTGGCTACTATAATCAAATGCCCCCCACACTTCACCCTCTTCAGGTAAGAACAGGCCACGAATCATTGGACCAATCTCAGCGTTCCGTGCTGGCACTTGCTGTAGATTAGGGTTGCTGTAACTGAAGCGGCCTGTAACTGTGCCACCATCATCACTCCTCAGGCTGTGTGCTTCAGCATGGATGCGACCATTGTGCTGGTGCTTCAGTATAGTGTCTATAAAGGTAGTTCGGGCTTTATTCAGCTCTCGAGCTCGAACCACAGCCTTTGGCAAGTCATGGGCATGGTTAGCCAGAAAGTTTTTAGTGAAGCTCGGTGCGCCACTCTTGGGCGTTTTAGGGTATCGCAACCCCTGAGCATCGAAAGATTTAGCAATACTCGCCGCCGCCCAAATATCAATGTCTTGCCCACCGACAGAAGCAAGCACTTTTTGTTCTTCTGATTGCAGATAATCTTTTAACTGCTCGGCTTTTTCAAGGTCTACACGCACACCCTTCTTACGCATGGCGAAGACGACTTTTAGCACTTTAAGTTCTAGGTCAAATATATCGGCAATATCTTCTTTAAGTATCAGCCCTTTGAAATGTTGCCACAGTTTCAAAGTCAAGGCGGCATCCTGCTCAGCATACGCACCGACAAAATGTGCTGGTAGTTTCCACATTTCACTCTTAGCATTTACGCCAAAAGACTCAGCGGCTTCCCTTAAATCCTTTTCGCTTTTACGCTCATTAAGGTAATCCCTACCCAAAGCATTGAGGGCATAACTGAATCTATTTTCATCGAGCAAGGCGGCAACGAGCATAGTATCTACAATGCGACCTTTAACCTCAATCCCTTCTGCCCACAGCCAACCGAGGTCATACATAGCATTGTGCATAATATAATCACGCTCAACTGAGCATACATCAGTAAGCCAGCGGAGGGTTTGTTTAGCATCAAAGTTGCCACCGTTTTCATGCCTGATCGGGAAGTACCATGCTTCACCTTCAACAGCCACAGCCACACCGATTACATACCCATCCTTGCGAGGCCACCCACTGCCCATCGTTGTAAGATTTGGGTCGCGTGTTTCAAGGTCGATTGCAACCTCTCTGGCATCAGACAGATCAGGGTAGCCATCAGGCATAACCCACTCAGTCGGTGGTGTGAACAGGGGGAATTGCATCGTCTGCCTTTACTTTCATAGGTTGATTACAGGAACAATGTGGCCATTTGTTTTTGAGTTTACGAAAGGTGAGGCGTTTAACCTCACCCTCGCACTCACAAACAGCAACAACAGGTTCATCCAACTTCGAGTTCGAGTTGTCCATTATCAGGGCGTTCCCCTCGTTGCATTCTAATTTCAGCTTCAACTAAAAACAAATAACGCCGTAGGTCGCGTATATCATCTATAACACCTTCCTCACGGCTGTCTTCGTATGCCGTTTGGAACACATCATAATTCCAGTCAGCCACTTGCTTTTCAAGCCTGTCCCATTTGCGAGCCAGCATCATGAAAGCACCAACACCTCCGCGCTGTTTCCAACTGTTGCCATAGGATTGCTCAGATATATGCAACCCTTCAACATCTTCATTAGCCAGACCTAGCACCTTATTGATAATGGCACTGTAGTCATCAGCCTCTATTTCACCATTGGCTACCATTTTTTCATACTCCTCCTCTTCTAATTCACGCATACGCCGCATCATATAAGCCTCGTGACCTTCATAGCCTAAACCGATTCCATCCATTTTTCACGCCTCCGTTCTAACCATTCGTAACACGCCAAATGCCAATCATCTGGCTTTATGTCCTTCGAATGTTCTACGGCTTGGAAAAACTCTTTTTCTTTCCATGCCACCCACATTCTGTGCATAGGCTGTGCCACTTCGCTAAAAACGGAGTTAATATAATGTCTTGGTTTCTCGGCATCTTCCATAAACCACTCAAGCTCTTCTTCAAAGGTGACTATATCGTCAATCAATGGCGAAGGTTTAATCATGCGTGTGGCATATGAATCATAATCAGGGGTCATGCCATCTAACTGCTCCAGCACTTCGGTATAAGCATGGAGGTTATTGCTAAACTGTGTGTAGATCCCTACCTTTGCGCCAATCCGTGCCGCAATATATTCTTGCAGAATGGACATATGGACAGCGTTAGCTCCCAGCGCACCCCAGATCATATCATTACTGCGGTTACATACGGTCATATCCAGTTTGTTATCGCGGACACCAAAATAGATATGAGTATTGCAAGGGTGGTCTTTGCACCCATTATCTTTACGCAAATCCCACTCGGGATCCCACATTGTTAAAACAGTTCGTCTATCATTTTCATAGGTCATAAGTCTATGAATAACGACTTCTAACTGGTCACGGTGGAAATACTTACGCCATCTAAAACCATATGCACCTTGAAGGTGAGTACCGTTATCGCTATAAGTACCCATCCGTTTATTATACCGCTGGATCCACTCAAGGTCATTACGCCCTGCCAACATCCAGAGGCTTTCCATAAAGTGGAAGATGGGGTTTGCATCCCGCTGGGGATAAAACAACACACGCTCACAAGGGTTATTATATGTGATAGCGCATGGTTCACGGAACTCTAATGCTTTACCATTTCTGGTTTCTACTTCTACACCAGAAGTTTCCAAGGCTTGCTTGACAAGCCATAGTGCATCACTCACATTAACTGCTGTGAAAGTGTGCATACCCCTCATTGGGGCTTTACCGTATAGTGCCATATTGAACCACCTTTCTATGGGGTTATAAAGCCGCTCGAGCGGCTGAAGTTAGTTTGCCCTACCCAACTACCAAAAGCAACCTTCTAGTGGCTGTATGGGGCTTAAATAAAGTCATAATGTTTCTTTACACGCGGGGTATAAGTACCTCCACTCAAAGCATTTTCTATTGCCGTTTCTGTTTCCTGCGTAGGCTCGGGTAACTCCTCGCGTCCCATACGGTCAGGCAAAAGTCCATTACGCAAAGTGGTATTGTCACAGCCGTTGCAAGGACCAAAATCCCGCTGACCGTGGTACAGCTTCGTTCTCGCCGCATGGAAAGCATCCCCCTGCCATATTTCTTCTAACGGTGTTTCTAAAACATTGCCGCACTTATACCATCCTACCCAATCATTACAGCAAATAGCGACATTACCATCCCAGCGTATAGACATCTCACGGAAAGGTTTTGCACAGCGTTTGCCATCTTGCTCATGGTTCAAAGGGAAAGCATTTCCAGCATGGTTGCTAACTTGGGCATGAGTTCCACTTGTAGCCAATGTGAGATCCATGCCAACGACAATATCATGATCTGTAACTTTTCTTCTACGGTGGGGGTTTGCGGCACGATCGGCGGGATATTCATAAACGGGATGTGGACCATTGTAACGCTCCTTGATTTTATCTACGATTTTGATGCGGTCGTAGTTATCCAAAAACAAAACATTCAGCCCTGCGTCCATCAGCCTATTGACGCTTTCCTCTGTATCTTTCAAAAGGCCACCGCCATTGCTGGTCATCATCATGGGGGCTTTTGGTAGGATCATGCGGAACTGCCGTATAATTTCAGCACAGATGGGGTGCATTGTTGGCTCACCGTGCATAGCAAACTCAAGCCGAGGATTCCACCCTGAATCTTTTATTGCTTCGGCTATTGCCTTTGCATCATTTAGACTTAGGTTTTTGTATGGAGCCGATGCTTTACCATGTATATCTTCTGGACCATCAGCACCATTTTCCCGTATTGATTGAATACCGCAAAACGAGCAAGCAAGGTTACATCCTTCCACTAATTCTATCTGAATAGCGTTTGGTGGATCTTGGTAATAGTTAGATACAATCGCCATCTTTTGCGGCCTTTCTCCATTGTACGCGGACATCCCAGCGGGTTTTCATACCGTCCCAGCCTGTTTTAGTTTCTTTCTGTACTGCCTTTACATGGTCAGGGAAAGCGGCGGCAAGAGCAAGGCTGGCTTGTTCTTGTAGTTCAGCATTACGGTAAGAACTGCACCCTCCTGCCGCACCAGAAGCACCACGCTGATCCCAAGTCCAATCTACAATAACATAATTAGGATATCCCTTACTGAACAGGCTGAGGGTTACATAGTAATCTTCCATCAGTTGCATTGTATCATACCGTATATTTTCTTTATGCAGAACTTTTGGCTGGATACCATGGACAGCGTTTTGCCGCATACCCTCTTTGAATAAATGGGGGAAATGTTTATCATTCATTTGCCGTGGGCTAAGTCCCACATGAACATAACTATTAAGCATTCTATCCATACGCTCCCACAACTCGTGCATTTCTTCTTGAGTTGTTTTTCTTAAATTGGGAGCATCTGGCATTGCACGACGACCAAATACAAGATCGTCATCCAGAATAAGCACTTTATCATGGCCTCTCTCCACTGCATGATCTACTATAAATTGTCTTACATTATTGATGCCCTTAATATCGCCACGGTTTAAGCAGTAGCGACCATTGTTAATGTGGGCTTGGACTTCTTCTTGGGGGCAAACCAGAACAGCGTGTTCTCGTGCTTCCGGACCAATACTTTGCCATGTGGTCTGTTTATTGATCCTGCCCCTTGTTGGAATATAAATTGGTATCATAACTCTTCCTCATCAAACCTTATTGAACCAGAGGCCATTGCTTCTTCTAACTCTTCATCGGTTAGGTTGTCAATGTCTGCTTCTGTGTATCTGAATTGTTTTTTAGCCGCCCATGTAGTCTTCATCCTCGGCTTCCGTTTTGGATTTGGTGCTTCGGGCTTCGGTTTCGGCGTGGTGGGCTTGGAGGTCTCTAATACTTCCAATGTCCGATAGACGTGTTTGCATTTCTGACACACTCTCTTCCTCCGAATTGATTTGTCCGGAGTAATTCTGCTGTCTACGACGCTGGATTTGCCACTGCATTTTGGACACAACATTTCTATACCACCCCGCCATTTGGAGCCTCCAACCACATACCAATATTAGCGCGATACTTACTACGAGGCTTGCCTTGGCCTAACCGTACACGCTCATACTTATCCCACTCACACAGGCTATGCTCAATCGTACGCATATCTACTGCTTCAATGGGAACATGAGATTGAATGTAATCTGGTGCTTGAATCAGTAACTCTTGCATTTCTTTATTGGCTTGGGTCTGCGGCATGGACTTTGTCAGGGTTCTGTCGTGGATTCTGTTGAGTCCTCGCTTTGCTCCTGGACCAGCGTTTGCCCAACTAAAACGGTCTGATGCCTTGTCCAATACAGGCGTGTAGTTGAGGTCGGTAACCACTTCATATGACATAAAACCTCCCCCTCCCCATCCCCTATAGGAAGCCATCGCTTCATGTACGGCTTGGAGCGAGTTCGTGTTGGTGGCGGTTTCCGCCAGTTTGTGTTGCGCTTCCCAGATCGGCGTGAGAAAATGGTCAACCACTACCTCCGACTTTTTAGCCTTGAGTCCTTGGTTAGTGATTATATAAGCTCCAGTGAATGTTCGTAAACCAACAGATAATCGGGTATCGATAAGTTCCTTAGTGCGGGTAGGATCCCACTCTGTTACCCACCCATGTTCATCCGCAAACTCGCTTGTGCCGACCATGCGGAATAAACAGCAGTTAAAAATGATCTCACCATGTGGGCGGTTATCATTGGGCTTTGTCCAATTATTTCGCATCCACACAGTAACACGGTCATTTTCACGGAAGGGATTAGTAAACTTATAATCCTGTAGGATATGGTCATCAGTCCAAGGGGGAGTGACCCCCTTGGCTCGCTTTTGGTAAATGGCATGACGCTCATTTATCCAGTAAAAGAACCTTTCTATGTTCTCCATAGAACTAACCTCCTAACTGGATAGCACCTTTTTCAAGGGCTAGACGGATATCTACGCTATTGCCTCCTGGAGTCAGGGCTTTCATAGCGGCAAGTGCATCTGCCACAGTAGCCGACTTTGCAAGGGCTTCAAAGTTATGCCAGCGATTGCTACCTTCACGGTAGGGGTTATCACCTGTAACTACGATTTTAGCATCGGGATCATATTTAGACCTAGCCGTGCGCTGAGCTTTTGGCTCAGTTTTGATAGGTGCGGTAGGCTCGATGTTTATTACTTCTGCAGACACTTTGGTCTCCTTTTTCACAGGTTTGTATTTTCGCGCAATAAAATCCACATATGAAAAGAACTCTCCGTGGACACCTTGCGCTCGCAAATAGCCAGTTGTCTCATTGTCTAAGGGTGACTTGAGTTTATTGTAACTAGCTTCCATAACACTAAGGAGCTCTTCCTCAGTGTGGGCTTCCTTCAACTGTTCAACTGTGGAGTATACAATACTGTACTCATCTATCTCCTTGCAGTTACGCAGTTCCCTCATTGAAGGAAAAACAAAATACGAATACGGCTCATTACGGTCAGACTCAATATTGTTTTCAAGTACAACATATGTCTTTACTGATGCGGCCATGATTACCTCGCTTTCTATAAAGGTTTACCATTTAACTCTACTACATATTGGGAATCAAGCAAGCCCTAAATACTCCAATGCCCCACTAAAAGTTCTCTCCTAGCAGGGCATTGGGCGAGGGGTGAGCTTCTGCCCACCCCCACATTCCTAGGCGGCTTTAGCGTATTCCAAAGCCTTTGTAAGAGCCTTGCGCTTCACTTGGGCATTGTTTCCAAACCAAGTAGAAGTAAGGGCATGGTCGCGGGTTTTGGCTCGCTTTTGGTGATCCATAACATATGTAACACCATTGAGCGCACCCCACCAAGTCCCCTTGGCTGATGCTTTGTCATGTCCTGGAGAAGTTTCAATAGCCTCCAGTATAGACTGGGAAGTTTTGCTAAACTCCTCATGAAGCGGTGGAAGGTTGGCCTCATTAGACTTACCACGCTCCACTAACAACTTCGGCTGGAATAACTCAGCAATGAAGTTATCAACCTGATCCTTGGTAGCCTTTTGCTTGGCAAGGAACTCGGACTGCTGTTGGAACTGTGTCATTTGCTCACCGCTAATACCAAGTGCTGTTTCAGCCGCTTGCATAATTTCCTCGTCAAACATTTGCAGATGCAATACACGGAACTTACCAGTAAGCCCTTCTTGGTTGAGAGCCATAGTAATCGTATTGTTGCACACTACGCGGATAGGCGTGAACATAATGGTCATTGCCGAACCAACTTTGTGACTGTTAGCCATAAGCAAGTAACCTTCAACTTCATCACCGCCAGCGAGGGTAAAGCCCTTCTTGATTTTGGCCAAGCCCCAAATGCGCTCACCATCACTAAGGCTACCCGCCGTATCCATTTCCATATGCCCTGCTTCAGTAAACTTTTTAAAGAAGGACATTGTTTCGTGGTTCTGGAATGGAACAAACCCTTCACCGCAGTGCGATAGCACACGGTTATCTGTATCACGCACCACTACATAATGGTCGTGAGCACGAAGCATCTCGGCTTCCCCGCGTGGGTCATTGAGGTTCCAAGTATTGGGCTTATCAGCGTAGTAAACAGGACGCTTACTAACTGTCCAATCAAGCCCTGCGGCTTTAAGCATTTCCTCGGGTGTGAGGTTATGCTCAACTTTTTGACCAAGCCCATGCCAAGGTACTTGACCTGCATAAGCCATCGTTTCTACCATATGCGCCATAATAGTCTCCTTTCTACAAAACTAGGCGTTATGACCAGCTTCCACAGTTGGAAGCACATCAAAGTCAGCCAGCGAAATATCTAGCCAACAAGTTTCCCCCATTGCACTATACGCAATCTGACAACGCATCTCAACATCGTTGTGCAACATTGTGTCGATAATGGGGTATTTGAAAGAGTCGTCAAGCGCATCAATAAACTTACGCTTGAGTGTGCGGTTAGCCTTGCGGCGAACAGCACGGTCATTGAGCTGTATAAAATGCTCTTTGGTTAGGTATGGTACATCCATAAATTTAGCCCCTTCTATGGCTGGTTGCGTTATGGGTATATTAAAAAGGTATAGCATTTGGAGCGCAACCAGTAACAGGTCGCGGCGACCAACTAAATTGTCATGCTGGTATTTGATAACCTCTGCTGTACATCGGGTGTATCAAATGAAGATGTTGTAAAGCGCGAGTAAGACCCACATAAAACACGCGAGCTTCATCCAAATGTTCGTTCTCAAACTTACGCCACATAGAATAGGAACGGCGCATAGTATCAGTGAGAAGCATAACATTATTCGCCTGAGCTCCTTTTGCAGAATGAATCGTTGAGATTCGAATGCGTGGCTCTTCTGTAAGTGACTCCCCCTTACGCAAACAGGCTTTGATATAGCGTTTATCAGTATCTGATATTTTGCCTAACCCCTCATCCCATGGGAGGCTGTGCAATAAGCCGTGGAAATCTAATAACTCCTGCATCCCGTAGCGTTGGTCAGATTGGCCTTTGCTAAAAGTCTTATGACCATACTCAACCTGAGTACCTAACAGCATCTGGCTGTAGACAGTACGCACTTGTTCAGCCGTTAAACTTCCACCACTTCTCAAGTTTTCCCAGAGGCGAACGGCTTCAAGAACTTTACCGTCTATTGATTTACTGCCATTGTAAATATAGAGGTGGCCACGGCGACGAACTTCTTCCTCTATTTGTTTAGCCCCTCGGGTTGTACGACTAAGTAAGAGCCAATCACCATCGGCCATGTTAACTTCTTCGGAGTGGCGATGCCAATGGACAAACCCATTCTCATCCCGTGGGTTGAATTGTTTGGGGCGGCGATTGACGACGCGCTGAATTACTTTCTGGCTAAGTGTGTGATGCAAGGCGGGTATCCTGTAACTTTGATCCAGGACAGTAACACTACCTTCCAGTCCTATGAAGTAGTCTACATCTGCACCCGCATAACGGAAGATGGCTTGGTCATCATCGCCAGCCACAAATATCTCTTTGCAGTTGGCCTGTAACAGACGCACCATTTTCCATTGCAAAGGTGATAAATCTTGCGCTTCATCAATAAACACCACCTCTAGTTTCGGGGCTAACTCCCTATAACAGAACTGCTCAAGCATATCCGTATAATCAAATAGGTGGTATCTATCTTTCCAAGCCTTTAAGCCACGGTCAACATAATCAACTCTAGCCCAATCTGTTTTAAGTGGCACGGTAGAAGCATTGTATACCTGACGCAATGGCTGTTGCTGGATACGAGCAATGTTTATGATTTCAAGGAACTTATCCCCATAGCCAAAGTCTTTGTACGGACCTTGGTCTACAGGTTGGTTACTTCCAAAAAAGCCACCAATCTTTAACCAATCACCTATTTCTGAATATTTGTCAGAGGTCATTATTTGGTTTTGGTTGATACCCATCTGCATGAACGCTAGACTGTGTAGCGTACGGAAAAAGGGTAGGTCGCGCCTGTGCAGTTTAAACTTATCACAAGCGCGGTCTATGGCTTCACTAGCGGCACGGCGAGTAAAGCCAAAGTAACCGATACGATCAGGAGCGACACCTTTTTGCAAATACTCTTCGACCTTATTGAGGAGGTATGTTGTTTTCCCTGTCCCTGGAGGTCCGAGTATAATGTTCATTATAATATGTCGTCCTGCTGAGGTAAGTCAGGCAGTTGCATTGGCTCATCGTCATCAGCAAAGAACTCCTGCGGTAGTGACCACACATGGATACCTTTACCTTTTATTCGCCAAAACATTTTTTCTGCTTCCATGCCCTGAAGCCTCAGCGTAATTTTGTTGGAGGTGTAGTGGTTAAAATCATTAACGGTCAAGTGTTTCTTAATATCCTTAACTTGGAAATATACATTTCCTTCCGACCAAACTGCTACACCCTGTAATATGTCTTCACGCTCTACACCTTTAGCTCTATCAGTGCAGAACTGTGATAACAGGTCTTCAAACTCGCCTTTAATAGTAGCATCAGGTGGTACTTCTACAATGGTTAAGTTATCTAATAGCAGTTGTATTCTGGTCTGCCATGCTCTTTGGCTGACAGCGATAGGTAATTTATTGATTTGTGCCACACAATCTTTTTGGAAGCGTGTTTGACTAATCAATCCATCAGTGCTTAATTCAACACGCTGGCCATCTACATCCAATATCCAAATTGGTGGGTCACCATCAATCTTGGTAAGGCTGGACATTTGGTTTTGGATACCCGCTGGACCAACACCATATTTGCGAGTAACGCATAGATCCTTATTACAAAAGGGTTTGATAGGTTGGTCGTCACATTTGTAATAGTAATCCTTGCGCTGTAATTGTTTGATTACTGCCCCAACTTCTGTATGACTGAGGGGTGGATGCAAATACTCAACATTGTAACGCTGGATTAAGGCTTCCCAATTATCCGCGTCAAACATCCGCGCATACACACCAAGGTTAAAGAGAGCATTGTTCCGTGAGCCTTCGCCAAAGCCCTGCTGACAAAGTTCATTCAAGCATGGTGGACCATCCTTTAACTTAGGCTCTGGTTCGGATATACGGTACTTAGCAAAGTCTTCAGGGCTAATTTTGTTACGGGAGGCTTTGGTCACAAACTCTTCAGGTGACATAAGTTCACCCTTAAAGTCGTACACTGACCGTGTGCTCAAGTCGCCTTTGAAGTAAGGCATATTCAAACCATTACCTGTATCACCACGGTCTACAAGAATGGTTGATTGTTTGGGGAATATCTCACCTTCGGCATGACCAAGTGATGCGGCAAGCTCAGTAAGTTTGGATTGTACAAACTCGGCTTTTAGCGCATCTGTAAAAAAGAAATAAATATGTGCGCCACCAGATTTACTGCGACCCACCCATCCTATAATTTTGGCATCTTTGAGTTTATTAACAAGAGCCTTATGGTCAACATCATAGGTATCAATATCAATCGCACCCCACATACAAAGGTTGTCATCGCGTATGGGGATAATGCCTAGCCCTTGCTTACCATCTAGGTGCTGTTGCCAAAGTTCTTCAGTTGGTGGCTGTTTTATGATTTTGTAAACGCCAAGCCGCTTGCCATCACTGCGCTGTTCGTCAGGATTAAACACGCCATGCGCTCGTTTGTTGCCATCAAATAGCTTTAGAAATTTCTCTGCTAAAGACATATCTTACTCCAGTATAAAAAAGGTGGGAGAGTAGTTAGGCAGACTCCCGACTACCCTCCCGAGCAACTATGGGCGATCAACTCCCATAGTTGAACTTAAAACGGCACATCGTCATCATCGGCTACAGAACCATTGCTCTGCTGTGCTGATTCAGTGGGTGCTTGTTCTTTTACCTCTACCTCACCAGCCTTTACCGATTTTGCAAACGCTACCGCCATTTCAAACACAGAATTATCTTGGTCATCTGCAAGGTTAAGTGGACCAATTTTGTTGATTTCCCAACCAAACCAGTTACCCTTATCATTGCTTTCTGCAACAGTGCCGAGCTGATAGCTGTGCGACATCATTGGCAGAGTGAACGGACCATTCTTACCCTGTGCTGTAAGAGATTGCATTTGTGTAACCCACTTACGAGCTTTCTTGAGTTGGGTGCTAGACATTGTGATCAAACAACGCTGAGGACCATCCTCATCAAGCAGGATTACAAAGAACTGCGCTGTGTTAGTCAGGATATTACCATTAGGCAAAATATACTCACCACGCTCGTTTTTGGTTGTCGTATTGACAATATCATCATCGGGTGAATAAGAGCCAAAATAGCCACCACCCTTTTCACGCGGAGCCCACTCAACATAACGACGGTTGTAGTAACATGGCACTACAGTCACGCCCTTTTCACCATCGTATGCTTTATTGGCTACCGTATTGAAGATCATGCCAGCTTCTGCACCATCAACATATGCGCCATCACGCTTATTAACTTGTGGGCTGAGTTGTGCGAGGATACGCAGGAATGGGATTGCCATATCCTGTGATGTTGTTTCCTCAAAACCCAAACCACCCATATCCTCAAACTGAGATGCCATCGCTACCGCAGTTGATTCTTTCTTTGCTACTTCTGTGGCCATACTTACCTCCGTATCTTGGCTCGCTGTCCCACGAATATACCCAACAGGTCGTATGGTAGGTTTTCACCTTTTTCAACCTGTTCCTTAACAAAAGACTTGAGCGTCATGGGTTCAACCCAAGTCTTAGTTTGAGTTGCCATACCGCGCTGGTCGAGCTCGGCAAGCAAATCTTTGGCAAGGTTATCCTCGCCACGCCCAAAGGCCGCTGTTACATGGTTCTTGATTAATGAGCCATGCCCTGCTTCAGTAAGCCATTGAAAGGCTTCATCAGCACGGTCTTTGGAAATGCTGGCACTGTAATAAGGTGAAACACTTATTTCACTACCATCATCCATTTTTAACTGAGACATACCATGCTCATCCATCGCGGCTGGGAGTAAATCCTCAGCAATTTTGCGATGTTCACGCTTGGCATCTTTCAGCTCTTCTTCTAGATCAGCGATCCGTTTTTCCAAGGCAAGTTGTTGTTTGCATAGGTTACTGATAGTGCTGATACCAGATTGATTTATGCTGGTTAGGTCTCCAGCCACACTTTCAAAGTCCATTTTGGACCTCCTTCCTATGATACAAGTCCACTTCCAAAGGGTAGTAGCGTTCTTCTAACCTATCCCACTTGAGTGCTTTGAACCTACCATTGTTACGCCGTGCCGCTTCTGCACAGGCAATACCAATGCACAAAGGGTCACCAGATAACAAAATGTAATCCTCGTCACAAAAGTTGCGAAGGCCACGATGAATTCTACGAACCGTCGGCTGAGTGCTAAATGAAACTTGCTCCTTGGCAGGAACAAGTATTTGCAAGTCACCAAAAGCAACTGCATCTGTGATATCTCTACCACGCACTTCTTGTGTTATGTAGACTGTCACGGCTTTCTACTCCGTTTGCTTTCTACGCTGGGCAGGATTACCCAACACCCCTACATTACACTTTTATAAATAGGTGTAAAACATAAATGTTATCGTTACGATTAATCCGATATTTTAATATCTGATATCTGATATCTGGGTTTTATCCAAAAACAAATACTTACTTTGACTGGTCGCGCGGATTAAAAACAGATACAAAAACATATGCAGTTTTTTGCGTTCGGTGCTATTATACAAAAGTACCCATTAGAAAGCGGTGTTATGCGTTACAAATTTAAATTCCAGCCCTATGAGCACCAGCTCGAGGCTTTGAAAAAATCTTGGAACAAGCCAGAATTTGCCTACTTCATGGATATGGGGACAGGTAAATCAAAAGTGCTTATTGATAATATGTGTGTGCTGTATGACCGAGGTGAGATTACGGCGGCATTGATAATCGCCCCCAAAGGTGTGTACCGAAACTGGGAAAAAGGTGAACTGCCCACGCACATTCCAGACCATGTTATGTATGACACGGTGCTGTGGAATCCTAGCCAAACCAAAACACAACTTGAAAAACAAAAGACCCTGTTTTTCCCCGACGATAACCTCAAGATCTTTGTTATGAATGTTGAAGCCTTCAGTACAAAGAAGGGTTGCGATATTGCCGAGCGTTTTATCAATGCTCACAAATGTCTTATGGCTGTAGATGAAAGCACTACCATAAAAAGCAAGGATGCTAAACGCACTAAGAACATTGTGAAGATAGGCAAAAACGCTACCTTCAAACGCATACTAACGGGGTCACCAGTAACCAAAAGCCCTATGGATTTGTATACACAATGTGAGTTCCTTGATCCATGGTTACTTGGCCACAGTAGTTACTTTAGCTTCCAATACGAGTATGCCGTGGTGCAACGCCGCACAATGGGAGCGCATAGTTTTAACCAAGTAGTAGGATACCGTAACCTTGATAAACTCAACGGTGTTCTAGAAAACTTTAGTTTCCGTGTAAAGAAAGAAGACTGCTTAGACTTGCCCGATAAAGTGTATATCAAACGCAGTGTGGAACTTACCACTGAACAAAAATCGGTATATTCAAGCCTTAAAACATTTGCCCTTGCCATGCTTGAGGAAGGTTCTGTAACCACAGATACAATCCTTACGCAACTGCTCAGGCTACAGCAAGTTTGCTCAGGCCATGTGCGAATGGACGATGGTGAAATGAAAATATTTGATTCAGCTAAGTTACCTGAACTAATGTCCGTTCTAGAAGAAGTAGATGGTAAGGTTATCATTTGGGCTAACTTTACACATGACATTAAGAATATTGAGCAAGCCATTGCAAAGGTTTACGGCGAACAATCAGTAGCCACTTATTACGGTGAAACCGAGAGTGATGAGCGACAGGAAATTGTTAACCGTTTCCAAGACCCTAACGACCCATTGACTTATTTTGTAGGGCAACCACGGACAGGTGGTTATGGCCTAACATTGACAGAAGCTAAAACTGTGGTGTATTACAGCAATAACTTTGACCTTGAAATACGGTTACAAAGCGAAGATAGAGCGCACCGTATCGGGCAAACTAGCAAAGTAACATATATTGATATTGTAGCGGAAGACACAGTCGACGAGCGTATCTTGAAAGCCTTGCGGAATAAAATCAATATAGCAAGCCAAGTCCTCGCAGAAGACTTTAGAGATTGGATTGTTTAATTCTGTTTGCTTTTCATAAGCCAAATGAACCCAAACAGCAATGCCGCTCCAGTAACAATGGCTAAAATGATTACTACTATTTCAATAAACTTTTGCCTACGCTCGCGCTGTCGGTAAATTGTTTCTTGGCGTTGTTTACGGATTTGGCCTTCCATTGAAATAAGCTCATCCCATGCTTTTGAACCAATGGTGAATTGCAACCACTGTTTAAGTTCATCTCGCTGTGCTTGAGCTTTTTTCTTTGCGGCGAAGGCTTCTATCGCTTCTTGTTCTACAGACTTACTGCTGATTATTTTCTTAAAAATAGGTGGGTTTTTAGCTTCTTTTTCAGCTTGCTCAATATCGGAAAGCGCACCCATCCACCTTGATAAATCACTAGCCATGGATTCAAGGTCGCGACCTATGGCGAAACCTCTTTTAAGCGCACCGAAAGCCGCTGAAGCGGTCGCCATTGCGCTTACAGGATCCATAATTAGTACACTGCTCGCATACGGTCTACAAGCCGTTGTGCTCTATTAGTAACTTGCTGATACCAGCGTGAGTCAACCATTTCATCAGCGGCTTTATTCCAATCACGAGCATCCACACCAGCTTTCATTCCTTTAAATTTGCTGAGGCGTGGTCTGCCCATATTGAACATCATGTTTGCAATTATGTGTTGGACTTCTTCCGGAAGCGTTTCAAAATCTTCATAGAGCGTATTGCAGTCATCCAGTACAATACCCATGTCTGTATTGAATGCCTGTATGACACGAGCTTCGCTGACACTCGTCCCGACTTCTGCTCCATGCTCTGGATCCGTTTCGCTAATAAGATGGCCAATACCAAAAGTAGGGTAGCCAAGATGATCCAAGTAAATATCATACCTACACCCCTCATCTGCTTCTATTTCTTTGCGTAATTGCTCTAAATTCATAACTTATCCTAAACTCATAATCCCTTGGCCACGGCTTGCTATTGCACCACCTATTTCATCGCGTGGGAATAGAGAGGAATAGTCCGTGGTTGATTGTGCTGGCGCAGGAGGCACACTCGCTAACGGTATTTTAGGCAACCCTATATTAGCACTCGCTACAGGAGGCGCAGGAGCGGTTACAGGAGGCGTAACAGGCGCACTCGCTACATTGGTAGTAGCCTCTGTTTCTAGAGCTGAGGTATCCCCCATAGCAGGAGCCATTTGGGTGCGTAATGTTTCTTCCTCCAGGGTTTCACTTTGGTCTACAAAACCCTTACGCATAGTGTCTAGTACGACGCCGTACACGGAATCTTTTTTAAATTTAAAGGCGTTTGGACCATGGGCTCTTTTCATTTGTCCAACCGAAGGTGGCGACGCTAAGAACTTAGCCATGAGATTTTGTTGCAAAACCATTTTCATTGCTCCGAGTTCAAGACCTTGCAATCCGGCAACAGTAGAAGCAGATTGCAAACTTGAACCCAAATCATCAAGTTTGTTTGTGTACATGACATAAGTACGGATGTCAGCCAACTCTTGCATATACTCTGGGTGCTCGGCGTTTCTAAAAAGAGGCTCGAGGCCAGAATACTCACCATCAAATTTCAAAAGTTTATCTATTTCAGTAGAAAGAACCTTGGGGTCAACAACATCTGTGCCTAAATCGGTATTATAAGAACTTGCTTTTTTAAGGATGCTATCAAAAATAGATGCTCGCATATTAAGCGCACGGTTGCTCAAAAACCCACCGCCCTCTGCAATAAACTTAGCAACTTCATTATCTGTCATATTTTTTATAAGCGTGATAGCCCGAGCACCGTTTGACATATCTCTAGACAAGGCTGTTTGCACAGCATCTGATTGTATCCAAGCCGCCCGTTGTGCAATATCATCTATAGCCGCCCTATCTGCCGCGTTAGGGACAAGTTTTAAATATAACTCAGGGTCGTTTTCTTTCATTGTACGAATACGCTGAGCAATCAAATCAGGTTTAGCGGCAAGGTCTTGAAAAAACCCGTTTTGCACATCACGAATAAGTTGATTAGCGGCATCACGCCCTGCTGGGGTTTTAGAGGCACTGATTAACCAGTTGCTCATAACATTCCAATCAGAAGAGTTAAACTCACCAGACCAGAATTTTTTACCAAGTTCAGCGGGATTTACCTGTGTGTTTCTTGCAAAAAAAGTATGGAGCTTACTAGCGTTTTTTACATCGGAAGCAAGTTTAGAGAGCGCAGTAGCTTCTTCCCATGCTTCTTTCCATGCAGTATTGCCCCCTCTGGGGTTTTGCATAACTTCATCTATAGACTTTAATAGCTTCACAGCATTTTGGTTAGTTTGACCACCACCAAACGCAATATCAGCAACTTCATTACGCATGGCTTGAAGTTGTTTGAGAGCATTGAAACTATAGTCTTTGCCTTTATCGTTTACAGCAAGGGTAGTAACTTCCTGATTCCAAACATTTTCAAACTTATCAGCAATATTCAGCAACCTTTGGTCTACTGACTCAATCGTTTCAGTTAGTTCTTTAGCAGGAGTTGTGACAGTGCGGGTAACAGGCTTACCATCCGGACCTAACACACCTGTTTCTATAACTTCTGTCTTTGCTTCGGTTGTGCCAGCACGAGTTTGTGTGCCAACCCGAAGATCTTGTGCTACCTCTTTTACAGGGGCTAAATCAAAAACAACAGGAGGCATATCTTTGCTTCCTCCTGCAATTTCAAAAGCTCGAAGGTATGCTTCGTCAGTTACTTCCCGAAGACTTTTGTCTAACTGGCCTGTAAGCATACGGATGTCTTCTTGCGTTTTCTGTAGCGTTTTGACGTCAACATCCGCGCCTTGAGCACGAAGTTTATACATATCATCAAGTTCCACACTAAGCCTACGGGCAGACAAATCTAAATACTGGCGTAACTCTGCCGCAGTAAACCCTTGCATTCCGTCTGGTCTTAAAGATTTTTCATGAAGCATATCCCACAGTTTTGCTTGTTGATTGTTGAAAACCTGTTGAGGAGTTTTAGATACCCCCGCTACCTGACCTTGGATACGCTGGATAATGGGGCTGTCAGTTAACTGGGAAACCGTGAGTAGTGGTAAGCCCAACCGTTCTGCGGCTTCCTGACCAGCAATAGCTCCTGGAGCAGTTTTACCAGCAAGAATGGCACTTGGACCTTCGGAAGTAAACATTGCCCTAAACCGATTACCAAGAATAGGCGAAACTTTAAAAATTGCGGCTTCCAAACTACCTATTATTGCGGCATCTTTCCAAACAGAAATATCACCCGCCATATCCCCAAACGACCTTCCTGTTTCGTTTACCGCCCATTGTTCTAAAAAATTAGCCCCTGTCGTTGCGCTAAGAACTCCGAGTGTACCAAGTAGGCTAGGTGGGAAAAGAATACTAGAGACTACTGCCGTTGCATTCGTGGGTGTAAGAATATTAGCTTCTACCTCTAACGCATCGGCTAAAAATTCATACCCTGCTCCTGGGGCTTCTGGGTTAAATGTAGGGTCAGCACGATACAACGCACCGTTTGGTACAACACTATAAAGTTCTACTGTTTCGCCACCACCCACATCTATCCGTAGATAACGGCCTTCGGGGTAATGCTTTTTGAAATAACCCATACGGTCTTCAAATTTACCACGGCGAGCTAAACCTTCGCGCACACCCAATTTTATTGGACCAACAGTATCTGCCCCTTGATAACCTTTGCCGCCATATTGATCAATAATCAAGTTTTCAATACGCTGACGGTTAAGGCTTTCTAACTCAATATTGCTTTTGAAAGGCTCTTCCGTAAGCAGTTGACCTTTCCCAACATCAGGTTCAACAGTAAGGGGTTTGAAATCATCGGGGCGAGTGCCTACATCCATAGCCCCTGTAACATCTTCCATAAACTGTGACTCTATAGCGGCACGGTTCACAGTTTCAACTGTTTCAGGGTCTAACTGTCGGGTAGGTACATCTTCAGTAGTGTATGGTGTTATCCTTGCCCCTTTAGGCGTGAAGAACACTTCTGGCAAAGCATCTACGGTTAGCGCATCATCAGGAAGAGTCATAAACTCAGGGGTTACATCAACTTGCTCATCAGTAACCGTATCAACTACAAGAAGGTCGTCTGGTCTAGCCATTTATTGCTCCCCAAATCGGAAACCTGAATAGATTCCCCAAAGTCTATCCATATCGGCATCAGTTGGATTAGTGGCAATAACCTTACCATCTTTATCTCTTAATACTCCAAGTTGGACTAAACCACCGACATTTGCTTTAAATTTTTCTTTGGTATCGAACTCACTAATGAACCTAGCAAGAGTATCTTGATCCTGAGTCAGTCGCACCGTTTGTGTTTCACGCTCAGTCCCCTCACCTACAGTACGCTGGGCGGTAATCTCACCGCCTATTGTTGTTTTGGGAAGGTTTGCTATAATCTCAGAATCCACAACAGGGTTTTCTGAAAGCCAGTTTGATCTTGCTTGGTTAAGTGCGATGTATTTATCTTCAGCATTCGGATATTTTTGGCTATTCGTTTGCATCCAATCAGTTACAAACTGTTGCTCTTTGATAGCACGGTCAGCGGCGGCATTGTAAATTTGCGACAATACTTGCAAGCCTTCAGGTGTGGTGTAAAGGCTCGGACCTGCTTTTTGAACCATCTGCAATTCTTCAACATTGAGGTTTCCAGGAATAAACTGGGACATCCTCAATGCAAACTGGTTACTGGCTCGTTCAGCAAGTTCACCCTGCACAGGATCGCCACCCATAATAACAGCATAGTTTTCGGGCGACATACCCTCTTTAATGAAAGTATCCAATCCTGGGATTGCTTTAACAAACTTCTGGATACGCAACCGAGTACCAGCCAGAGCACCTGTTTCAAACCCTTCGGAAGCCTGTGCCGCTTGGTTAGCAAAATTCTTAAGATCTTGCGTTGATGCAACATTGGCATTGATAGCGGCAATATCCTCACCCAGCATTTTTGCAAATACATCATCAATAGATTTGCGTGGGTTGTATTGCAAATTAGGTGTCGTGTTAGCTGTAATGTAACCTTCCAAAGCATTAGCTTCAAACTTATCAGCCGCCGCCTGTTTTTCTTCTTCTGTACCCTCTGTTTGAGCATACACTTTATCTTTACCCGCTTGGAGCAACCGCTCAAACTCTGTACCCTGTGGAGAAGGAGTAAGTTTGCCAGACAAAAAGGTAAGTTCTTGCTTGGCTTTTGCTATAGCATCTGTGGTAGAAGCAGGGTTATCGACAATGGCTTTTTGATCATTAAAGCGTTCAATAAGTTGAACAAACTCAGGGGCTTCCGGACCCTGACCAGCTTGCAGGACAGAACTTGTGCCATCCGCTGGGTTATAGGTATAGAACCCAAACTCGGCATTACCATAGATTTGTTTATCCGGACCTGCACCCGCTTTAGCAGTAACAACAGAATTATTTTCATCCAAGTAAAAGAACCCTGATTCTGCATTACCAAAGATATCGGGTTTACGCCCTAAACCTTCTTGCAAGGTAGTTGTTGTGCCATCATCATTAAGCAGATAATACCCTAGGGTAGCATCACCAAACGGGGTTTGTTTACGACCCAAACCCTGTTTCAAAGTGATGATGTTGTTAGGATTGCGTGGGTCTACTGCATACTGCCCAAGTGCATCACTGCCAAAAATCTTAAGGTCAGGTGTTTTAAGTGCTTCAGTAGCAAAAGTCTTAAGCAGATCTGTTTGAGCTTCTTGTGAAGTCGCTTGGCTTTTACTTGCCGCTTCAGCCGCTTTAAGTTTGATAGCTTGCTCCTGCTTACCTTTAGCCTGAGCCATTTGCAAAATAGGGTCAGCAACAGCAGAAATGGTTTGTGGAGCAAGGATACTGCTCAGTAGCCCACCTTCCGGCGCATTTGCGACAGCCGCCGCTAACTGCAAACCCGAAATATAAGGGGCATACTCATACCCTGTTTGATCACTTCCCAATAAATCTTGGTACTGTTTCAAATAAGTTTCATAACTGGTTGGCTTAGGAACCATACCCATAATCTGCTTATAAGCATCAATATTAAACCCAGCAGGAACAGTTTCACCTTCTGAAGGAGATCCTTCTTGGCGCATTACGGGTTGTTCACCCATAGCCATGCGAGCCATAGCCTCTTGCTGACGAGGAGCTTGCATCATACCCATATTGATGCCGCCCTCTGGAGCTTCATTTTCAGCCATTTCCAAAATGCTGAAAGTAGGCTGAAGCAAAGTCAACACAGAATCAGGGGTTTTATTTGCATCTTTACGACCCACATACCCTGCAAGTTCAGTACGGCGTTCATCTATTGATGCTTCATCCCCACGGAGAGCATCCATAACACCAGCATAATCTTCAGCATTATCAATCTTTGTTCCTACTTCTTCCATAGCTTCAGCAGTATCAGCCAAACCTGAAGTGATACCTGAACCCTCAGCTTGCATAGGCTGTGGCCGTTGACCTTGAAACATTGCTCGTTGTAGGACATTATCCATATTATCACCCAAATGCTTTATTAGCCGCGCCGTACAAACTCAACCCGCCGATACCCGCGCCAAGTAATTGGTTAAGGAATCCTGGTTGAGGAGCAGAGGCTGTGCTGATAGTTTGCTGTGTAGAAGGCGCACCACGCAGTATATCGCTGTAAAAGCCAAGCCGCTGATACGGTTCATAAATAGTTTGCAAGTCTGTTGCTCTTTGTGCTTCAGCCTGTTGTTGCAAGACCTGACGCTCTTGTTCACCGAGCTGTGCCAACTGACCAATTTCAGATTGGGCTATTTTACTGCCAAGTTCACTCAGGCTTGCTTGACCAAGACCAAGTTGACCAATACCCTGTGCTAACCCTGCTTGAACACCGCCCAACTGACCAATGCCTTGTGCCGCCTGAAGAGAACGCCCTAATTCTTGCTGAGCCGCTTGTTGTGCTTGCAAGAAGTTTTGTGCTTGGCTCTGCGCCAGAGCCTGAGCACGATTGCGCTGGTTTTCTGCCTGTAGAACTGCCGCCCGACTCCCGCCAAAAGCACTTGGTCCACCAGCTTGGCCTACTGCTTGGGCTTTTGCTTGAATATCTTGAATATCAAAACTACGGTTAATTTCATCTTGTATAGCTTGTTGAAATGGATTCATATACGCATCCATTTGTGCTTGTGTCGGCGCACCCGTTCCTGCCCCGTATGTACCAGCCGCTTGCCCAATAAGACCTAAACCAGCCTGATACGCTGGCAATGCCGCACCCATTGTTGTTGCACCAGATGTAAGATAGGGTTGATATGCGCCTAATCCCATTCGTGCCGCCCCAAGAGCGTCTTGTCCGGCTCCCGTCATACCTTCTGCAGTGACAGAAGGAAGCCCACCAGTAGCGGGAGCACTGGTAAGAGCTTTAGCTTGTTCCATTAAGCCTATTTTATAGGCTTCAATTTCGGGGGCTTCGCGTTGGATTACTTCTTGGGTTTCAGTAGCCATTATGCTCTCCCCTCTAACTGTTTCATCATGGCGTACATTTTCTTAGCACCTTCCTGGCGATCGCCACCACCAGCACCACGGACAGCACGGGCATTCATTACAAACTCACCATCACTAAGCATGGCTGGGATAGAATCACTGGTCGGTGTTCCAGGACCAACGATTTCACCACCACCAGCCGCCGTTACAGGAGGCATGAAGGTTGGGTCTTGATAGTATGGGTTATTGCCATAGAACCCTGCACCAAATCCGTATAAACCAGGATTTTGTTCATATAACTGCATTCCAGTTATATCATCAATCCCATCCCCATCTTCATCAACGGGAGGAGGAGGCATTAGAGCGGCAACACCTAATCCAGTAGCCGCTAATGGACCGTACTTAGCAAATACCCCAGGAGCGTCCGCACTTATCGCTTTTTGCATAGTTGAATCAACCATTTTTTGCGACAATTCTTTAGATATTTGCCCAGATGCTTCCATTGCTTTTATTTGTTCAATCTTTGGACCAGCTTGAACCATCGGGTCTAAACTTGTACGACTGGGGCTAAGGTACTTTTCAAGGAAAGACTCACCACTGGTTGTGACCTGTCCCGTAGTTGGATCCATCACGGCAACATTAGGGTCGGGATCGTACAATGTTTTTTCAAAAATGTTTTGCTGAGCCGCTACTTCAGGAGTAACCCCTGCTTGTGCTTGCAATGTCGCTAATTGTTGCTGACCAGCTTGGCTAAATGGATTTACAGGCGTCATTGCTTGACCAGCACCAAATGTTCCTAGCCCCGCAGAAGGTGCGGCACGGCTACCAAAGAAAGCACCACTGCCAAAGCCTTCACTACCACCAAAAGCAACATTGCCGAGGCCAGCTAATCCACCTGTAATAACTGCATTCTTCAGTGCATCTTTTGGACTTTGACCAGCAATCAAACCACCAGCTAAACTACCCAAACCCGAAGCAAAAGCGATAGGCATAGCTGGCAAAAGGAAAGGCGCGGCGATAGGCAATACAATCGGCGCAATCTTTTTAACAATTTTTTTAACGCTTTTGAACAGTTTCTTAAGGAAAAACTCAGGCTGACCAGTAGCGGGGTTAATACTGTTTAATTCATTACCAACGATATAACGCTCAGGATCTAACCCCATATCTTCCATTTGCTTAAACAGCATTTTTTTCATACGGGGGTTAGCATCAAGGACTTCTACAGGAATAACTGTTTCGCCCTCAGCGGCGTGTACAATATATGTATCACCCTCACGCCCAAAATCAGCAAGCATATCAGCCGCTCGACGCACAGACCCAAGGCCACCTGTCGGCACAAGTGGCGTATTTTGTACTTCAAATGGGAGCGTTACTATACCTTGCATCATAAAACCTCATTATAATGTGATGCAGGGTAGCTATTCCTGTAATTTGCTGATCTTAGCATACCCTTATTAATCCTTTTTCGCAACCTATGAACTTCCACCTGACATAGCTTCAGGCACAGTTACTTGGATAACCGTACTTCTTTTTTCTGTACCCAGCCATGTATTACCACAATCAGGGCAATTACCATCGGGGTAACTTGCTATTTCGGCAGGGGTATCCACCTCATTAGGGCAACTCGCACAATGAACAATATCACGGCTTGTTGAAGGTTTCCATTTAGAGCCATCAGGCATTACAAGGGTGTCGCTCACTTTTTATCTCCTGCAACAAAGTTTTTTACTAATTTTTTGGGTCTGTGCCTATCTACAGACCGCATCAGTTTCCAAGTTAGCTTTGGTATAAAGGCATTTGATCTTGTCCTACCATGAGCTTTTATAAGCTCTTCTGACCTATGTATTTCTCGCAAATTAAAATTATCGTTTAGGTTTTCGCTAATAAACCGCACATAAAAAAGAGGTTGTCCCTTTTTTATACTTACTGGCTTACGCTTATCTAACATTTCAAAAGAAAAATCTACAGGTCTTTGCCAGTTATAAATGTCAAAAGTGCCGTTTATAACCCTCGTATTATCTACCCCACCATGTAAAAAAGGAGGGAAAAGTTCAATCCACACAGGAACATCTGCAACAAAAAGATACTGGAAAGCTACTGTAAACAGCGGTAAGTCTTTTTCCGGGTCAAAATCTTCTGTCCGAAACAAAATAAAGTTGTCAAAAAACATTTGATTCTGATTACATGAGACTCGGCCAAGTTTCTCGTCATACTCAATAACAAGGTCTACCGGAGACTTCACTGCCCAGAAATTTTTTATAAAAGACTTGTGCGCCGGACAGTCCATAAAATAACTGGAAGACCCTTCATAAAAAGAGCTTATTTTTTCGGGAGGATAAAAAACTCTGTCCACCCACTCAAGCTGACTGTTTTGAACAGTTATACCGTGAGGAAAAAAACACCACCCTATATCAGTCATTTTTCGGCTCATGTTACTATCTTTACTGTTCCAGAATCATTGTACAATGCACCTGTTTCTAACCCTGTTGCAGAGGTAGGTAAATCTGTCAGCGTTATTTTTGTGCCTCTTAACTCTCCTGGATTACGCTCTTGTTGGATAAAAATCTCTAATGCCCTGAGTAAATCTTGCATATATGTGATGCTATATTCAACAGGTGCATCTGGTAATCTGGGTGGAGGTAATTGAGTAGAAGACATTAGCGTCTGCCATCCTGTCTTAGATCAATGCGAGGACTACCTAATTTCCATTTGCTACCCAATGCGCTTGAGTCTATCCGCAAAGCAAAAGACCGACCTCTTGCTCGCAAATAGATTTGATCAGTGTAGTCTTCAACAGGGCTTGTTGCTGTTCTTGTGACCGTTCCAGAAGCAGTGCTGTTGAAATTACCTCCTGGAAAATTACGAGCCTTTACTGTAAAAGTGGCTTGAGGAGTGCTCAACGCTGTTGAACCGTCAAATGTCAAATCAGGAACAATCCTACCAATCAAGGTAAACTTATCACCATCCCCGATATCAATAACAGAAGACTCAATGAACGAATCTATAGGAGACCCATCGTCATCATACCCAATCTCGTGGCTATAAATATAACCATTAGCAACCGCAATAGGGTATTGACGAACCCCTCTATCTATCCACGCTGTTCTTTCAAGTGTGCCGAAATACCAAACTTTTTCTAAATAATTATAAGTCACATAACGATCATTTTCGCCATCACCACCATTATTCACAGAGTTTGTTAATGAGGGATAAAACCATGTGACTTCCCCAAACTCTGAGTTTATACCAGAAGTAACTTTATCAGACTGCGATAAATCAAAATCATTGAACACTTTGTCTTTTACCGTACATGGCAACTGTTGTGTTTGACCGGAATAAACATAGAAATTGTCTCTGCCCATCCAAAATACCGTATCCTCAGTAGCGACTGCCGCCTTTGGACCAACAATAGTTATATTGAGAGAAAGTTGTTGTAGGCCAAAAGTAAAAGGAGGACCAATGTAGCGCAAAGAGTGTAATGCTGTATCTGTCCAAACAAGCACTTCTCTTTTAGTTTCTACTGCTTGTATAAAAGTAGAACCCGAACCGAGCCTAAGATCACCTGCTGTGTTAGTAGCTGTAGGATACCAAACTAAAGGATTTTCTTGATCTGAAAATCGAATAAGCAAAGGGTCTTGTGTTCCATCGCCTTGTGTAGCACTTGAACTTGCATTAACGCTATCACAACCAAAAGCAAGAACATGGCGATCTTGATCAGATACCAGCACTTGTTTAGCAATCGTTGGTACGCTTCTAGCACTTGCATCTCTCGTGCTTAGTTCAACAGCTCTTGTGCTCAAAGTATTAGTGGCATCCCAGTAGTAAATACCTGAATCTCTGGCATTTATAATTAAATCTTCCCCGAAATTATCCTGCGTCCAAAGTCGTAACTCAGTAGTTGTTGTTATACCTCCTGGAGCGGCAGAACCCCATGTCCCCCGACCGTATGTTCCTGCGCCCCAGCCTGTACCACCAACGGTAGTATCTAGCCCAACATTGATTTGGTATGCTCCTACGACAGAACCCCCACCGTTTCCGGTATCCGAAGCATCTGCCGTAACGCTAACAGAAATAGTGTAGGTGTCTGCGTCTACCACAGAAACAACTTGATGCTCAGCGTTTAATATTTCCGCCGTTACATTTCCGCCTAAACTCACAGCCCCACTAAATGTAACAAAGTCGTTTTGCTGACAACCGTGGCTTGTGTCCGTTACTGTTATTACGGAACTGCCATTTGTCGCGGAAAAAGTCACATCTCCTGCAGAGGTTGTTTCTCTTATGGGGGTGATATCGTATAAGGTTGTGCCTTCTTCGATATAGTATTTTAAATGCGTACCAATGCCGAGATAGTTAGAACTATCTAACGCAACCCAAGTGTGAAGCGCACGAGCTGAACCCAAATAAGTAGAAGAAGTAAGTTTTTCCCAACCACCTATCTTTTCGGGGAATCCAAATCTAAACCTAATTTTATCACAATCATACCAGCCTCCTTCATTACTATATGAAGTAACTTCTCTGTTGATTCCTGGTTTGAACTGTAACTTGGTTAAAGGCATTGGGGTTCACCTAAGTCTTGATGATGTAGTTCAAAATAAGTGTAGGTTGGACGTTGTTGTGAGCAGTATCCGAACCAACAGCACCCGATTTTCCAATATTTGGTACGAGACCAGAGTCAGAATAGGCCAAAGAATAAGCTGTAACATTGTTGTAAGAGGCTTTGCCCGGAATAGCTCTTGTCGCACCCTCTTCTTCGGTAATATCTACAGCAATTTCCCGACCCCCAACAGTTTCTCTGCGAAGCAGAAGGTGTGTGTGGTCCGCCATCTCTGCTTCGGTTAAAGTGTGCGTTTCATCACCCCCTGAAGCACCTAATGTGTCACCATCAACACCCCCGCTTTGACCCGTTAGGCGATCTGCTGAAGTTCCGCCCATATCGTCTTGACCCGCAATAGTGCGACCCCGCAAATCAGGAACATTAAAGGTGGTAGACCCATCCCCTGAACCATAAGTTGTGCCGAGCACGGCAAACAAATCAGAGTAAGTTGTTCGGCTAATCGCCTGACCGTACAAAAGCAACCACCCTGAAGGAGCGGATGTCCCTGCATACGGCATAATCATGCCCGATAGGAAGGCTACAGGAGGGGTGGTATAACTAAATGAACCGTCACCATCACTGGTAACATACTGCCCAGATGTACCATTTCCTGAAATGTTTAGAGCCGCCGCACCGACAGAGTTATCAATAAGCTCGTCTGCACCTACAGAGTCGTCAGCCATTTTTGCATTAGTCACTGCATCAGCGGCTATTTTTGCTGTGGTAACTGCAAGGTCATTTATTTTTGCTGTAGTGACTGCATCGTCGGCTAGTTGAGCTGTGTCAATATCTCCATCTGATAATGTAGAAATACTGTTTACTGCCGCACCAGAACCAGCACCATCGGCGTAAATGATGGCTTGTTTACCGTCTGCAACTGTAACATTGCTACCCGACCCTTGCGAAAAGATAGCTGACTGACCAGAGTTGTTGGCAACAAAATACAACTTTTCTTGATCGTTAGGTGAGATGGTTATGGTATTCGTACCAGAAGGTGACCCACCTAATACCAAAACTTTATGGCCGCCCTCAGAAAGCGATCCATCGGAAGTTGTAAGCGTATGAGTTGTGCCTGATAGGGTGATTTCAACAACGCCGTTAATACCCCTGTCGATAATATCGAAATTAGTATTGGTTGTATCCCCCCAAGCACCAGATTGTTCACCAGTGGCGGGTTTTTCTATACCTAAATTTGCTGTGTATGTAGAAGCCATTTTGTAACCTTTTAATTATGCCGCTATTTCCCCCCAAGAAGGAGCTTGAGACGGAGATATCGCACCCCAAGAAGGTGTTTGATCTGGGACTATTGTTCCCCATACTAGCACTCTTCCTACTTCTCCGGTAGCAGAATTACCCGTAACCGCTACATTTGCATCAGCCACAACAGTTACAGAACCCAAAGAAGCCGTAGCAGAATTACCTGTAACCACTACATTTGCATCAGCCACAACAGTTACAGAACCTACCGCTCCCGTAGCCGGAATACCCGTGGCTGGAACATTTGCATCACCCGTAACCGTTACAGCTTGAACAAACCCATCATTTGTAAAAGTAGTTGAGCCGTTTGCACCATCAAAGTGCAGTAAAGTAGGAGTGTTGCCATCCGCAGTGTATGCCGAAGTTGGCGGGGTAAAGTCGTTCCCGTCATATCTGTCTACCGCAGATATACGAAGTTCGTCTATATACCCTTCCCAAGTATTAGAGCCATTAAAATCTGAACCAATATGTATATTCGCGGCAGTGGCCGTTGTTCCAAAAAGTGTGTCATCTACTTTAACGCCATCTACAAAAACAGAGTAAGTATTACCAAAAGGATCACCTCTAGTAACCGCAATATGAACCCAAGTGTTTGCTGAAAACACGCCATTTATGTTAAATAGCGTTCCGTTTGCTCGAATAATTAACAGATTATCCGTTGCTTGGCGGAAAGCTAACGCATTGTTAGATGTGGAATCCCTAGAGTCAAAGAAAACTGCATCTTGTGTCCCGCTGGTTGGTCTGACCCACATATCTATTGTAAAAGGGTCGCTTCCAAAGTTGTATGTTTCTTGAGACTCTAAATAATCTCCGGAGCCGTCTAAAAGTAAACTTGCCCCACCAAATTTCGACTGAGCTGTGGATATTTGAGCATCTCCAAACCCAGAGAAAATAATTGGGGCAGGAAGAGACGCCCTAGCACTTACGCCGCTTGGTTGAACATTTGCTCCTGCCGCTACCGTTACACTGCCAACAGCACCAGTAGCCGCAATCCCTGTAGCTGGAACATTTGCTTTACCTGTTACATCAACACTGCCAACTGCGCCAGTAGCGGCTTCACCTGTCACAGCTACGTCTGCATCTGCTTTTACCGTTACACTACCTACTGCGCCAGTAGCGGCTTCACCTGTTACAGGAACATTTGCTATACCTGTTGCGGTGACTGTACCAACTGCGCCAGTAGCGGCTTCACCTGTAGGACTAATAACGGCTTCCGCAAGTACAGTAACAGAGCCCTCACTACCTGTAGCCGATTCACCTGTAACAGATACATCCGCTCCAGCGGCGACGGTAACACTGCCAACACCTGTTGTTCCTACTAAGCCAGTAACAGGGATATTAGCAATACCTGTAGCCGTAACTGTCCCAACACCACCTGTGGCAGAAACGCCCGTAACAAATACATTAGTATCCGTCGCGCCTTGCGCCGATAAAGCATCATTAGATAGTGTGGTAATACCTAGCATTCAAACCTACCTAAACGTCCTCAATAATCCAGCCATCCCCTGTTGACTCGTAAAGATCATCGCTCCATTTAGCTCGTTGATTCGCACCAACATTGGTGGGCACTGCTTGAGGACATTCGTAAACACATTTAGTTTCGTCTAATACCCAAGTCCTGTAAGGCTTAGGGGGTATAAAAGCATCTCTTACAGAATCATAAGTGAAACCTATCCCAGCAAAGTTTTTCCGCAAAGGTGTACCGCCAAGTAGGTGTTCACCTTCATGTGTGTTGTAACTTGTTTGAACCCACGCACTTGCATCTGGGAAAGTATCAATTACATCCTGTTCCGCAACAATAACCTCTGTTACCACACCATTTACGACTTTCGCAAAATGACTCATACTTAAACCCTACCCGATATAAGACCCTGACGAATTGTATACTAGAATAGTGTCATCTCCCGAAGTAGAAACACTGGGACTTCCTGTTGTTGAACCTGAGTATTTGATGGTCGGCATACGCAAAATCACAACACCTGATCCGCCGTTTCCGCCGGAAAGACCCCCAGTAGAATATGTTGTAGCACCGCCGCCTGCGCCACCAGTGTTTGCCGTTCCGGGATTACCGTTACCGTTACCTGTGCTACCCGCACCGCCGCCGCCAGCACCGCCCGGACCGCCTGAACCAATGTTTCCGTTATTATAATACCCTGCACCGCCGCCACCGCCGCGAGTTACAGAAGAGCCTGTAATACTAGAAGCAAGTCCGTCACCACCATCACCAGCATCACCGCCGCTACCTTCTTGACCAGTTTCACCAGCACCGCCACCGCCGCCACCGCCTGAACCAGCCGTACCAGTTAGAGATACCCCCCCGTTGCTACCTTGCCCTGCTATGCCTTGTCCTTCTTCTCCCGGATCTCTACCGTTAGCACCAGCACCGCCGCCTCCAGATCCACCATCATTTGGTTCACCACTATTTGTAGATTCTGTGCCACCTCCACCTCCACCTGTGGACGTAACCGTGGTAAACCCTGTCCCTGAAATCGAACTATTTGCACCGTTTGAACCTCTAGCACCAGCGTTGCCGCTACCCCCTGCACCAACTGTTACAGTTATGGTAGACCCCTGAGGCAAGAGTATAGGCGTTTCCGTGCTGGAGTTTCCACCAGATGTCTCGCTAGCATAACTGTTTCGATAGCCACCAGCACCGCCGCCGCCAGCACCGTTATTAAAGGCTCCACAGCCACCGCCAGCCGCCCCGCCAGCTACAACTAAATAAGATATTTCAGTGTCCGTAGTAGGCCAATTATCCCCCTGCTGAAAAATGCTTTGTTCTTTTAAATCATACACGCCACCTTCAGTCTCTACATCAGTGACCTGTATGCCGATATATGACCCATTTCTGTGCATTAGCTTATTTCCTCATAGGAAATTACAACTTCAAGATCTCCTGTTGCATTTGCACCACCGCGGATAGAGTTGTTTTCTTCAAGGTAAATACTAGAGTTTTTGTCCAACAAAACGATAGTGGTATCAGCAGGAACATTTATGGTATTTGCAAATTTATATCCTGTACTACCGTTGTAGTAATCCATTGTAACTTGTGCCGCATTTGTTCCGTCTACATTTGCAACCAAAACAGTGTTTACTTTGAAAACCTTGTTTGACCCGCTTGTGTTACTAAGCAGGGTTGTAGTTGTAGTCGTACCAAGGGCGGCTCCTGTTGTTTTGCCTGTAATAGTTGATACATTTACAATATTCGGTGCGGCCATTTTACCCTCCAAACACTATAGCCATCGCTATAGCCTTTCCTGTTGTTGCGGCAGATGAACCATTAATCTGTACATCTGTTGTTGCATTCAATGTTCCTGTAACCAACACATGAGGAGATGAGTTCTTAATCTCTAATCTTTCAGTCCCACCAACAACATGACGCTGTTGATCGGCGGCGTGAAACTGGAAGTAGTTGTTGGTATCACCTTCATGAATGATTTGATCAGCAAGATAAATATCATCTACAGCATTGATGTTGCCACTAATATTTAGGTTACTGCCATCAAAAGTCAGATTAGCTTCCCCATTCATAGCATCTGTGCCAGTAGCCGTAAGAACTCTGTTGTTAGCACCATTTGTCATAAAGTCAGAAACATCAACAGATACTTCATCAGCAGTAACATCAATGCCTGTACCCGCACCAACAGCAAGCGACCCGCTTGTTGTGATACTGCCAGTAAGACCATTACCACCACTTACAGAAGTGACTGTGCCTGTACTTGTGGTAAAACCAGAGTCGTTATTGAACCCAGATATGTTGATGTTACCTTTGGTCAACTTTCGTTGGACATTACTCGCATCCACGACCACAAAAAAGTCACCATCGCCATCTGTGGTAGAAGTAGTCAACTCTGACAAATCTACATTGATAGTAACTGTCGCTGTTTCTGAACCGCCACCTGATACATCAATAGCACTACCCGCTGTGATGTCAGCGACATAATTGCCTGTTGTATCCGTGCCTAACGCAACAGAGTTTGCTTGGATAGTGGTGGTGAGTGTTATATTGCTCGTACCATCAAAACTGACACCTGTAGCCGCTACATCGCCACTCAAAGCAATAGTGCGACCTGTGGCTAATGCTGTAGCCGTAGCCGCATTGCCCGTGATATCAGAAGAAATGGTGGCAGGAAGCCGTGCGTCAGCTACTGTTCCACTAGCAAGATTGCTGGCATTTAAGTTAGTTAACGCACTACCGTTAGCGGCAATGAGGTTATCACTGCCGTCAAGATAAATGGCTTTATCCGCCGGATAGGTGATAAATATTTCTTTGGCTGAAGACGAGAAACTAACTTTTGACCCTGAGTTTGTGCTGGCTAACACCGTAGTTCTTTGCAAAGTAGTTGTGCCAGACACAAAAGTACCAAGCCCTACTTCGTAATCGGAACCCTCAACACAAACATAGTATGTCGTATCACTATTAGACAAAGCAGAACTAAAGGTTGAAAACCCCGTAACTGCCCCAGCTAGTACGAAATCCGAAGTACCAGAGGTGGTGGTTGTTTCTTTTATCCTATCCGCAATGACAAGTGCCATGTTTAGCCCCTACTTAGGCAATGCGGATAATAGCGTTACTTGCATCCGCAGTTGGAAACTGAATAGTAAAGTCCCCCGCTGTCGAGGTTTTATCACCACCAAAAGCAAGAACAACTACTGAGTCCGTTGTGCCAGAACCACCACCTGTTGTGGTGTTATAAATAAGAGCACCGTTGGCTGTAATTGTTGCTGTGCTAAAGGTAAGATCATCAAAGTCAGTAAATGCCGTCGTACCACTTGTGGTAGGGGTGACATTAGTCAATGCCCCACCGCCAGCACTATACCCTGTGCCACTTACCTCATTAGTCGCGCTATAATCAGTTGTGGTGGCTCCTAGAGTTGCACTGCTAGTATACAGAGCAAGTTTAAAGCTATGGCCTGTAGAGGCCGTAAAATCATGTTGAGCTTGGAGTAGTTCCTGTTTAAAGGAAGTACACATTGCTTGGGTGATAGCCATCAAAATCTCCTTATCGCTTCAGCCAGTTCAGGATGCCCCGCATCCAATAATTTATTATATACAGTAGTTCTATCACTTCGAATAGCCTCTCGCATATAAAACGCCACAACTTTTTCCATATGCTTTTGGAACGCTCTGGCTTGGTCTCGTATAGCTGGGGGTGCGGAATCTGAGACCGAAATCAATTTATTTACGCACCGCTCTGCGACTTCATCAGGGGTAAACCCCCGATTCTGGGTCGTTTGCACCGTTACAATCGGTGTTTCAGGAAGTTTCAAATCAGCTTTAAACATTATGCTTTTTGCCTCATTAACATCCCTTGACGATAAGCATCAGTAACCTCAAGTGCTTCCCCGAAGTTTTTCAGCCTACCAATAGCCTCAGCAAACATTTTTTCATACTGCTGAAGCACATCAGCTTCGCCCTTCATAAAAGTATACGCCTCTAGGAGACTTCCGTAAAGAAGAGCTCTATCTGCATTAGTGCTGAGCCATGTTGTTCCACTCGCCACACCCGCAGTGAGGCTGTTTGGTCGGTACATATAATGCAACTCAGCGGTATAATTATCATCAGGGGTAGGCGCAATAATCAAATTGCTTACATCAAAGTAAGCGTAATATTTCGGCACACCTGTTGTAGCAGGGTTAGGGTTTACTTCCTGGATAAAGTTCACATCTTTGTATAACAAAAAGACATGGTTGCTAGAACTAATAATAGATAGAGACAAAGGCGTTAAAAAATCCGTAGGGACAGCAAGGTACTTATTACCTGATGTCATAGCTCCTGTAGCGTTTTTGCGGAAAAACTCAAGTTGTACAGATTTAAGAATACGCTCTTCTGCCCCTTTGATAAAATCATCAAGGTGGTTAACAAAAGTTGTTTCTTGGTTTTCTGTATAATCTTGGATAGCTGTTTTAAGCTCTGCGTATGTGAAACTCATGATACCGACACCGTAACTATGCCCACAGAAGTTATCATCTGTAAGGGGGCTGTTTCATTAAACACCGATTCTCCCACTTGCACAACCAGAGGTTCTTTACGGTCTACCCGAGGCTTATATATTGCTTGTGGGTCTGTTGGTGTAAAGATAGGGTCTAATTGTGGGTGCTTTGTTTCAAAACACTCAGGGCATACCTTATGGCCGTTCCATTCCTGACGCATTTCAAGGTATGGGTATTGAAACCCACACCTGTCACAAATAGCCTGAGAATATTTACCGACCGCATATGCCATTACAAGAACCCATAATAATCTCTGCGCGGGGTAAGCGTGAGGTTTGCCCGATCTACATCTTCATATGCCGCCCGTTGGAACTCTTCTTCGTACACCGCTTTCAACAACTGCATACGCTCAGGGGCTTTTTTCATGGAAATGTAATACGCCAGACCTGCGGCCAAACACGGATAAAACCTAAAGGGTACTTCTACCGTATTTGTGTAATCGTCTGCATCCTGGATGCGGGTCAACCTATCGTACACAAAAGTGTATGATTGATCAGGCGTAGGCCATATGTTCAAAACAGGTGTAATAGAACGATCTATATACCATTGCGACGGTTTTGCTTGGGAAAGTTTGCTAGGGATGTTCAGGAACTCATCGCGGCTTACTCTATCAATAGTGACATCGGATTGTGTAGATGCCCCCGCATTAGTACGAATAACAGCACTCAATACATCAATTGTATCTGCATCAAGATTATAACTGTTTGTTCCTGCGACCAAAGAAACAGTGCTTTGCTCAATTGTCCAACGGTTCAAACCACGGTTAGCCCAATCAGCAAACAAAAGGTTAAGCGACCTCTTCGCTGTAGTAAGATCATATCCTGTGCGGACTGACATACCACAACGCTCAAATGCTTCTTCAATGTAATCACTTACATCTAATTCAAAATCGGTAGAACCAGAAGTCGCCATAACTTACTCCTTATGAGCACGGACCTTTTACCATTTTGCCGCCGCCCCTCATTTTCTTCCTTGCTGAGCCACCATACGCCATTTTCTTCCGTGGTGACATCATCATTTCACCACCGCCCATCATTTTCTTGCGGCCATAACCACCGCCCATCATTTTTTTGCGACCATTTTTCATGACTTTTTCTCCTGTTTAGCCTTTGGTTTTTTACCTTTACCAAAGATATGAGCATCTACTTTTGCGGCTTTACCGCCTGTCAACACACTGTTGACTCTAGCCATCGCCCATTGGCTTGGTGTAGCTCCGGGACGATGTCCAGTTCTGTATGCCGCCAACCCTTTATTGTACACACGCTGGAGTTGGCCAGCCGTTACCTTCTTACCTTTTTTGCGAGCCGCCTCTGCTTTTTTAGCTAGAGACTTTTTTACGCTTGCGCTTAGTGCCATTTTTCTTCCTCTTAGCGGCAGTAATTATATCCGCACGGGTAATCTTTTTGCGGGGTGGGGCAATAGCGGCAAGCCGCTTTTGTTTTGGAGTGTACTTGCTGTAAGGCATTAGGTTTTCCTCGTCTTAGTACCAAACTTTTTTCGGAACGCTTTTGTATACTTGGATTCCTTTGTCTTCCTTCTAGCTCCAGAGCTCGTATAATCGCTAGGGAAAACATATGCAGAAGGATCCTTTGAAGACTTTTTAGCGTTTCGCTGTATTTCTTTTTTACGCTTGGCCTTATCAGCAGAACTAAGACCAGCTAAATATTTGGCAGGGATTTTACGCTTCTTTTTCTTTTTAGAAGCGGGAGCTTCCTCTATTTGCTTTCGCATTTGTCCCCGTGTCATTGCCATTATTTCATCAACTTAATAAGTTCCAAAAAGCTACCACTATTTGTCAAACCAATAACCACCACAGCTCCGATCAACATCCATTTTGCTTGAAACACAGCCTTTTTAACTTCTTTCATATCGTCATGAAGTTCATCAACATGACGAACTAAATGATCTTGTTTTGTCTTCCACTCGGTAAACTCAATTTCCAAGTCATGTACACCACGGTCTGCCATAAATTCTACCACGCTTTGCATGACCAATACCTTGCCGAGAATTTATCGGAAGCACTGGCACAATTATGGCGAGCTCTAAAAGACTTGCGTCTAGCAGGGATGCTCTTTTTAATTTTCATATTAGGGTCACCAAACCGTACCAATTTTACTTGGTCACCCTTTTTAGCCAACACCGCAGACTTGCGCTTTGCTCCAGGAGTACGCTTGGGTTTATTGTACCCACTAAAAGTTTCTCCTCTGTAGCTTAATTTACCGCTAGGGGTGCGTTTGACATTTTTAGTCGTAGCCATTAAAACGAACTCCCATTTTGAATGTAAATAAACTCCATTGATGCGGAGACATTAAAGCTAACAGATCCAGAAGAGGAAAACGCCCTCATCTCTAAATCTGTTTTTTCTGTAAACCTTAATGGAAAAGTATAAAACTGCTCGTGTGTGGTATCTGTCAGGGTAAATCTTTCCTTTATCTGAAAGACTTCTCCATACGGCCTAGCAACAAGACTAGCATTCAAAACGGCTTTGGTGTTGGTAGAGGTCCCTGTGGACAAAGC